AAAGATTCTCTTTGTGCCATTAAACCTGCATCTGATACTGCTTGATCGTAAGCTTGTTGTTGTTGACCCATTTGATCCATATAAGTTCCAAGACCTTGTCTTGTCATCATATCTTGTTGGGCTAATTGATTTGCTTGTGTGAATCCTTGGTTTAATAATTGAGCTTGTAAGTTTGCTCTGTTCATTGCACCTTGATTCATATACTCAGCTCTTTGTATACCTTCTCTTCCACCACCATACGCTCCAGCTTGAATAGCTTGGTCTCTTAAACCTAAACCACCCATAGTTTGTTGTCTATCAAATTCTGTTAACGTCGCATCCATTACCTCTTTTTGGTAAGGCGACATAAATTGTTCGTAAGCTTGTGGTCCAACTAAAGATCCTAGACCTCCAGCTGCTGTCATTGCATCTGTTTGTAATTGAGTTCTGCCTGCTACTTGTGGAGCATAAACCGAAGTCTTGATGGGTTGACCCATCATTGGTGGTAATTTTTTAGTAAACGCTGTAAGCGCTGCTTCTAGTACCGGTGCTGGTAATACTTGTGTTTGCTCTATTGCCATTATGCTCTAGCCTCCAATTTATTCATTACATCATACATTCTTTGTGCTCCTTTGTTTACACTGCCACCACCTGCTGCTCTGACAGCATCAGCTGTCATTACAAATTCATTTTTAGAAAGTCTAGCTGGTACGTCATCAGCTTTTTCTTTTCTACCAATAGGTACAAATCCACCACCTCTTAAATCCATTTCTCTCCCACCGAAGTTTAACATACCACCGTGTTTAAGTCCAATGATTCCACCCTGAGCTGCTGATTCTGTAGGTAATGTATAATATTCTCCTAAATTATTTAATTCTAATGTTTCTTGAATAGTTTCTTCATCGTGACCTGCTTGTCTCATAAATGTCATTTGTAAGTCTGCTCTTTCGCCTTCATTCGCGGTTGTCGTTGCTTCTATTTCGGCTTGTTCTGCGGCCTCGGCTTCTTCAAAATCTCTGATCGCGGGTCTTTGATACGCTTCAGTTACATCTCCCATTCCTTTAGCGAAAGGAACGGCTGCTGCTTTAGCTGCTGCTATAGCTCCTTCTTTTGTAAATAAATCTTTCATTATTGCAGCTTTACCTGCGTCAGCTACATTAATTGCTTCACCTGATCCTAATGCTCCTAATGTATCTGCTCCACCTTGTAAATATTCGGATGCTTTTGAAAGTCCTGTTATTCCTAAATCTTTTGCTTTAGTTAATAAACTTCTATTTTCTAAAGCTTGGTCTAGATAAGGTGTTCCCTCATACATTCCTCTAGTTGTCATATCTGCTAATTTTCCTGCTGTCTTAGTTCCCATTAACCCACCTTGAGTTCCTGATAAGAAAGCAGACAATTGATTTAGATCATCAAACTCTGCATCGGGATCTGCGGCTTTTTGAGCAAGTAAATTGGTTAAATACATTTTACCAAAACCTCCTACTCCACCAAGCTGTCCCATAATACCTGTATAAGGCATAAAGGCAGTAGCCATAGGCAACCACGGTCTTAGTTCCTTAGGTAAGAATTTCTTACTAAGTTTTCCAACAGCCTTAAAAGGCTTCTTCACTTCTTTTGGTATAAATTTATCTAGCCAACCCATAGTTTCTCTTTATATTATTAATGTTAAGGCAAGTGCGCGAGGCTTGTAAAAATGCGCGTAACGTACAATTTACTAGGTTTTTTCCCATTCGTCAACGTCCTATACAGTGTTGGTACCCGCACCCAAAGGTATACTTTGAATTTTAACGTGTACACTTCTTGATATATGCTCCTTTTTTGTATCAGTAAGGGGACTATCCACATCAGCTTGTGCCTCCATATCCGACATATATTCTCTGCCCGTTCCTATGTGTTTAATTGTTACCTCTACTCTAGGTTTATATATTAGTACTTCTTGACCCTTGACTATTTTCTTATCAAATGACTCTTCTTGTTCTACAAAAGGCATTATCTATCCTCCCTGTTAATTTCTAATATGGATGCTATAACATCTACCGATCCACTAGTAGCATCTACTTTTATTATTTCACTTTCTTCCATTACTAATGGTTCTGTTATAACTTGTTCTTTTCCTTTAGCACTTAAGCTTACATCTTTGTCAACCATATAGGGTGTAGCTCCGGAATCCACTAATGTTACTTCAGCTGTGGCTGTAGAATTAGCGTCTTCTGCTATTAAAATAGATTTAACGATAGCTCTTGAATTAGAAGGCACCGTATACAAAGCAGTGTTTACTGAACTTGTTAAACTTAATTTTGCATTCTTATATATATTTGCCATTAGCCTAAGCCATACCAAGTGTATCGTTCTTGGTCCTCTTTTTGTTGTGTTAAATATGTAGAATTTAACTGTTCAATAATTGTAGTTAACGCTCTGTTAATTTGTCTTTGATTATCTTCACTATATTCTTTTTTAGGTTCTGGTAATCTTACTACTATCTTGGCCATTATCTTCTTCCATCCGGTTGTATATCTACTTGAAAAGTTCCAAATCTCCAGTTTTCACTAATTCCAGTATTTTCAATTTTTAAATTTGCATATCTTCCTCTTGCTCTGGTGTCTATTTTTTCTGTAGTAGATGTAATAGTAAAAGGACTTAATGTAGTATCTTCCATATCATCTGCTGGATAATCTGACACTCCAATCGTTACTTGATTGTTTCCTTGGAGTACTCTAAAGTTAGGTAAAAATCTTCTCATAGCTAGGAATACCTCACTTTGATCTGGTTGTAAAGAAAAGCTAAACGATTCAATAAAGGACGTTAAAATAGTGGTGCTTCCATCAGGGTTAACTTGATCAGTTCCTATTTCGTGTTCAAATAAAACACTTCTACCTAAACCTGATTCCCCAATCACCGTAGGATAAGTTCCGGCTGTTGAGCTATCATAAGCTGTTGCATAAGGTTTTGGATATACTAAGGAATCAATCCAAGTTGTTCTAATTGAATTAGTATTAGTTCCTGTATACCAATTACCCATAGGTAAAGGGTTTTTATTTGTTTCTCCATAATTAAAAGTTACATATCTATCATTAAACGTAGAGTTAGCTGTTGGATACCACCAAGTAACTTCAGTAAATAGATTATTAATACCCGCGTTTACCTGTTGTCCTTTAGTTGTATCACAATCATCAAATACATAATCTTCAACCGCGCACGGTAAAGAATTAACAGTACCATCAAAAGAAAAGAATCCATTATTAGACATCCAATAAGCAACCCCATCTATTTCAACAGCTGCATTTTGTCCAATCAATCCACAGTTAGTTCCTACTTGTTCAAATCCAAATGTAAATGGAGCACCTACAAATTTCATTGCATATAAAGCATTGTCGGTCCAGACCAAAATATTTTCTTTTGCGACAACAGCTCCTACAATTTTAGTTCCGTCCTGTAGTCTTTGAGTTCCTGCTGTGTTAGTTGCTTCTACTGTGTATTCGTTAATACTTTCATCTGCTGAAAATCTTATAAACATATCATCTTGAGTGTCCGCACTTCCAAGAGTTGTTTCTGTTCCTAAATGAATTAAGTGACGTGTTGTTGGTGAAATTAAAGTAACTCTTGTTGCTGTTGGATTACTGTTTGTTGGATAACCTGGCGTAATTTGTGAAGCAGGAGTAGTTAGTCTTGCTACAATAGATGAGTCCCAACTAAAAGTTTTTCCATTAGCAATAGTAGCAATCAGTACATCTCCATAATTACTTAAAGACCATAGTCCTGGTTCCAAAGTAATAGTTGCTGCATCTGCAGCTTCTCCCCATCCACTCCATTTAGTAGCTTGTTGAACTTTTACTCCACCACTTGTTGTAGCTGGTGCAGTAGTTCCATCTTGACTTCTGCTTACGGTAGTTAAATCTCCTGGAGCCGCACTCGTATTACCAGTATAAGTTGCTAACTCACCTTGAGTTGCACCTGTAGAACTATAATCATCTCCAATATAAACTGTACCTGTACCTGTAAAAGCTGTTGAATTTACTAAAGTAAGAGTAGTTGAGGCTGAAGTAATACCTGCGTTTAAAGTAGAACTAGCAGAACCTTGAACGGTTCCACCAAATTGTGTAACACCAAAACCATAACCATAAGATTGAGCGGCCGGACCCACTCTTTCATAAGGAGTGACGTCACACGTACCACCACTTCCAACTCCAGTTGTAGTTTCTGTTCCTGTAATAACTGCAATTAAGTCACTTGTTAGTCTTGTTACTTGAAATAATTTACCTTCAAAAGCTGCATCGGTTAAACCCACGCCTACTGGAACAGTTACATTATCTAAATAAATAATATCCCCTTCTTCTAAATTATGTGCAGCAGAAAAAGTTAAAGAAACTTCTTTAGTAGCGTTGGCATTAGACATCGCAACAGTTGTAATTTTAGCTTTTGTAGGGGTAATGTCGTAAAGTTGACCTTCAAAATATATAAGTAAAAATTTATCTGTACCAATAGCCACATATCTATTGCCGTCTTGGTCAACGAAAGCGTGCATTTTTCTTGCAACACCGACCGCTGTATCAGTTAATAAGGATTGCCAACCACCAACTTTTTCTGGTAATCCATATCTAAATCTAACATTGTCTGAATCGACCCAACGACCATCAGCTCCGACAG